ACAAATAAAAAAGTAGATAATAAGTATATCCTGCGTTTGATAAAACCATGAGTAAATATGCACAAGGTAAATTTGTTATAAAAAATCCTGAAAAATATGTGGGTCGTAAAACGCCCACATATCGCAGTGGGTGGGAATTTACCTTTATGCAATTCTGCGACAATAATCCCAGCATACTACAGTGGGCCAGTGAACCATTTATGATACCTTATCGCAATCCATTTACGGGCAAAAATACCATTTATGTGCCAGACTTTTTTGTTATGTACATGGATAAGAATCAACAAAAGCACGCCGAAATAATTGAAGTAAAGCCTAAAAAAGAAATAGCATTAGAAACAGCACGAAATCAACGTGACCGTGCGGCCGCAGTTTTAAATATGGCTAAGTGGACTGCGGCTAGAACTTGGTGCAACCAACAAGGATTGAACTTTCGTATTGTAACCGAAGAAAATATATTTTCTGGAATAAAATCAACAAAATGACAAAAAAACTTCAAGAATTTTTTAATTTACCAGACCCGCCTGCCCCAGAGCAGCCTGCTGAACAAATCGAAGAGCAGAAGAGAGAACTAACATATGCTAATGACATCATATCTCGCATTGATCAAGCATTGCCTCAGGTGCATGATCTAGATGATGCTGACAGAGAAATGGATGAACTGGCAGATCTTGCCAAAGACAAATTTAATGATCTTATGGATTTAGGAATGAATGTTGAAGCTAGATTCAGCGGGACTATATTACAAACGGCCGGGGTATTGTTAGGACATGCCATTACTGCTAAACAAGCCAAAATAGATAAAAAATTACGCATGGTTGAATTACAATTAAAAAAAATGCGTTTAGATCAAATCGAAAACAAAGATGGATCTAGCGGTGCCATAGACGGTCATGCCATTGTTTTAGATAGAAATGCATTATTAAAGCAGATAATAGGCGAAACCAAAGCTTCAAAGAAAGACAATTGAGCATAAATATTGCTGTTAGGAATTCTAAAATGAAATCATTTAGTGATTATTTTTACGATAGAAATAAAAAGTACGAATATCGTATTAAATTAGCAAATGTAGACACTTCTAAGGATGTGGTCGAAAGAATACGTCGTGCCTTGGAAATGTTTAAGGTCGAATCTATTAGTGATGCTAAAAGCATGCCTATACAGGAACACACTGAATTTCCAAATTTAGGCCCAGTTGAATGCTACACAATAGACGTAGAACTAAAATACCCATCTACACCAGACAAAATAGAAAATGTTATTGCTGAACGTGCATTGTTGCCTAAGCAATCTATTGTAGTTAGAACACGCGGACAAGCTGAGATAGCTGAAGAAGTTATTGTAGATAATCCCCAAGGCGATGCTCTTTTATTAGACACAGAATTACGAGCTGAGTCAGCCCAGGAAGCAGTAGGTCAACAACGCATTGATAATATGTTGAAATCTTTGGCCAAAGATGCCAAAGTTAGAGCACACAATATTGCTGGCAAAAACACAACCAAATACACAAGCACCAACGAACTGCCGGTTGGCAGTAAAAGCCCAGTTGGCAGTGTTCAGAATAAAATCACACCCCTGATAAAAGGAAAATAAAAATGGAATTACAGTCATTGATCAGTCGTCTAGCCGCCATTGAAAGCAGCACAAAAGTCGACGAAGCCAAATTTGCTAAATCTGGGGTGCGTGCCACAGACAACAAAAAAGGTAAAGTTGAAAAAACTTCACGTAAATCTTATTTCGTAAAATTAGAAAAAGATGGATCTACCAAAGGTGTAACTGTCACTGCCGACGAGGGCGAGTCCCAACAAGATGTGCGTGATCGTGTCGGACGTGATCATAAAAGTCGTGGCTGGTCAGTGGCCAGTATTCGTGAAAAAGAATCAGTTGCAGAAAGCTATCATACCGAGATAGACGAAGAAGATGTCGAAGAGGGTAATTATTTTTCTGGTCAATTAGCTGCTGCTCGTGCTGCCGGAAAAAAACGTGCTGACCTAGATGGTGATGGAGACTTAGAGCCAGTTCGTGAAGGCGGCGAAGATTATGCTGCCGATGATACTTTTGTCTATCGCCAAGGCGCAGAAAAAGATCACGAAAGAGATATAATGGGCATGGATACCAATGAAGATGAAATTGGTGAATGCGGCGACATGTCTGTAATGGGCAGTGGCATGCCACAGGACAGTATGGATAGTAATAAAGGACATGTAACAATTACAACCTCTGCTGACAGTGATGGACAAAAAACCGTCAATATCAGTGCCGAGGGCGACGAAGCTGTTGAGCTTATGCGTTTATTGAAACTCAGTGGATTAGGCAAAATGCAAGGTTCTGATGGCATGGCCGAAGAAATGCAGGAAGGTGACGATGCTCAATTTGCCAATGCACCACATACACAAGTTGAACCTTTAGAAAAACAATTAGATCAAGGCACTGACATGCACGCCAAAAAAGGTAGCTACTCGGGATTGCCTTATCGTGGTGACAATCCAATGACTGCCAGTTCAGCCCCACGTGTAGAATCTCAAAACGAACTTATAGAACTTGAACGTAGACTTTTTGAAGAATTAGAATCTATCAAAGTTTACAGTAAAAAGAAATAATTTTTGAGATTAAAAGGATCCGAGATGAAAACTTTACAGGATTATATAAACCAAGTAAACGAAAATATGGAGCTTGAAAAAAAAGCTTCTACTGTTGAAAATCTTACCGACGAGTTGGATGAAGTTCTAACTAATCCTAGAATGGGCAATCGTGGTTTCAAGCCAGGCGAAGAGCCTGCTTATCGTCGTAAAGATCGTGGGCATAATTTTCCTGTACAAGCCGGCGAAATTGGTGTAGATATGCCTGAGCCCGAGGAAGTCAGACCCGAAGACGTTCCTGCCTATTTACGTAAAGAACGCGGCGAAAACTTTCCCGTAACTCAGCAACAATTAGATCGCCCACGCGGTCATCTCAGTGATCTAGCCACTCTTCGTAAACTTGCTGGCATGTAACAGTGAGTTATTCAAGAGAATTAGAAAATTTACGTGTATTGGCTGGGCTTACAGAAAGCCCAGTTCGACATTTAGAAGGTATCAATATCAGTTTGTCCGGCATGGAAAAACGTAGATTAGAAAAAGAACATAATATACGTCCAGGAACACCGGAATGGTTTAAATTATGGTTTAGTTTGCCGTATTTGACCGGCGAAAAACCCGTCTAATGTTATGTCAAAAAGTCTCGACGGTGTACAGGTAAAAAGAGCATATAGAAAAGAAACCTACACCGAACAACAAATAAAAGAAATTGCTCAATGTGTTGACCCCAGCGGTGGTCCACAGTTTTTTATGAGTAATTTCTTTTACATCCAACACCCTACCAAGGGCAGCATACTTTATAAACCTTTTGCTTTTCAGGAACGATTGATTGATACCTATCACAACAATAGGTTCAGTATCAGTCTGATGCCTCGTCAAACTGGTAAAAGTACTTCGGCTGCCGGCTACATCCTTTGGTATGCGATGTTTGTACCTGACAGCACTATTTTGGTGGCAGCTCACAAATACACTGGTGCACAAGAAATTATGCAACGTGTAAGATATGCCTATGAGCATGTACCTGATCATATACGTGCAGGTGCTGTAAATTATAACAAAGGCAGTATAGACTTTGACAACGGCAGTAGAATTGTAGCACAAACGACCACAGAAACAACTGGTCGTGGTATGAGTATATCTTTACTTTATTGCGACGAGTTCGCATTCGTAAAACCCAATATGGCTAGGGAATTCTGGACATCGATATCGCCAACACTGAGCACCGGTGGTAAAGCTATTATTACCAGCACGCCCAACAGTGATGAGGATCAATTCGCATCTATATGGAAAGATGCAAATAAGTGTACAGACTCATTTGGCAACCCCACAGACCTTGGGCGTAACGGATTCAAAGCTTTTAAAGCTCACTGGAGCGAACACCCTGACAGAGACGAAAAGTGGGCCGCAGAGGAAATGAGTCGGATCGGTGAAGAACGTTTCCGTCGCGAACATAATTGCGAATTTTTGATATTTGATGAAACATTGATAAATTCCATAGCTCTTAGTGAAATGGAATCAAAACTTCCTATATTGAAACAAGGGCAAATACGCTGGTATAAACGTCCTGAAAAAGGCAAAAATTATGTAGTAGCCTTAGACCCTAGTTTAGGTACAGGCGGTGACAACGCTGCTATACAGGTATTAGAACTTCCCTCCTGTATACAAGTTGGAGAATGGCAACATAACAAAACCACTATACAAAATCAAATTCTTATACTGAAAGAAATCTGTACCTTTATTCATGAGTGCATTGAGCAAGAAACTGCAATTTATTACAGCGTAGAAAATAACACCATAGGCGAAGCTGCACTAATCTGTATCAGTGAATTAGGCGAGGAGAACATTCGAGGTAGCTTTTTAAGTGAACCTGCTCGTGTTGGTCATGTACGCAGATATAGAAAGGGATTTACAACCACTAATAAAAGTAAAATCTCTGCCTGCGCTAAATTAAAAAGTATGGTAGAAACTAAAAAAATTACTATATATAGTGCCAACCTTATCAGTGAATTAAAAACATTTGTGGCTAGCGGTGAAAGATTTGCAGCTAAAACCGGCGAAACCGATGATCTTGTCATGGCTTTACTGCTGGCGCTAAGAATGGTGCAGCTATTACAAAACTATGATGTTGACCTCGACGATAGATTAAAACTAGCCGACGAACAGATTGAACCCATGCCGTTTATTATGGCTTAAATAAATACATTATGAACGATAATATTAAAAAAGTAGCCACTGAACTGTTTAACAAAATCCGCTCAAGATTTGAAGTCAGCACAGGTGGAGAAAACGCAGAGGATATCAGTAATCCCGACGAAGCACGAATTTTCAATTTTAATTACGAAACACGTAATGGTACCAGATTAGGTAATATAACGCTGAGTATTGTCAGTGAGCGTAATTTAAAATGCTACATAACCAAAGAAGTCACTGACACATTAGGCGACCCCGAAACCAGCGACGAAGACAAAGAAGAATGGAAAAATTGGTTAGAAAGTATGCGCTATTTTGCTAAACGTAACGGTCTAATGTGGGATGTTAGAGATCTAACTAAAAATAATTTAGACATCAGAGACATTAAATCGCAGGCCAATGTAGATCGTGCGCAGGATCGTAGAGAAGTAAAAATCAAAGAAAGTTTAATGTACGGTAGTAGCAAAAGCAGTTATCAAAACATAGGGCAGCTCAAACTAATAATCAGGCACAGTGGTGCAGTAGATGAATCGGTGCAAGGTTCGCGGGCTCGAAATATCAGTGCAATATTTGTTGAAAACGAGCTTGGCGAACGTATGCTCTTACCATTTAAAAAATTGAGTGCAGCAAGAGCTATGGCTGAGCATCTAGCCAATGGCGGAGAATTAAAAGACACTGTCGGGCAGAAAATTACCGAAATGGTAACCGAAATGAACCATTTAGGATGGTTTGCTCGTACAATGAAAAATCGAACATTCGAAGATACAAATACCAAAGAAATGGTCGAAGCTGCAATTGGGCGTTATAACGAACTAAATGTTACACTAAAAGAACTTCGTACACACAAAGGTTATCGTAAATTTGTAGAGGCGATAGAAAATCAACCAGAAATTATTTCCGAAGATCCGGATTATAACGAATTGCGTGAAAGATTTGTAAAGAAAATCTATCAAGAGCGTATGAATGATGCTTTACCTTATGTATATCAAGCCTATGTAACACATCGAAATATACAAGAAAACACTTTTGTAAAAGAAATCGAAAATTGGGTAAACAGTATTGAACTTACCGAAGCCGAACAAGATGATGGCAATGAAGATATTATAGATCGTCAGGGTTTAGAGATAGCCATGGAAAAACCTATTCGAGCAGGATTAGATGGCATAGACGCTATAAGCACATTGCAAGATATCATCAAAAATGACGATTTGTATGATGAAATTTATGATATCAGTCAAGGTGAAAATGGACAGGAAGTAGATGTACGACCCATTGTTAATGATTGGCTACGCTCGGTTGGTGAAGATGAAATTGCATTTCAAGGGCAGCATAGTTCGTTGGATTCGGATAAATCCCAACCTGCACCCACAACAGCTATGACACCAGCAGCAGCACCACCGGCTGCGGCACCTGCGGCACCACCTGTGCCTGCTATGCCAACACCTATGGCCGCAGCGCCTGCGGCTATGCCCGAACCTTTGCCCGAACCCATTCCACAGCCTGTGGCTCCTGCGGGCACACCAGACGAGCTACAACGTGTTCGTCAATTGGCAGGATTACGTCCTCCTGTGGCATAAAAAGTTTAAAAAAACTCTTGACAGCATAAATACTTTTAACATATACTGCAAAGGTGCAGTTGTATGTTTAGGCACAAAAAGACCATCTTAATATAAAGGACAATTCATTATGGCAACCTTAGCAGAAATTCGTGCAAGACTTCAAGCTTCAGAAAACCGTGCTTCTAACGCCCAAGGCGTTGGTGACAGTGCAATTTACCCACACTGGGATATCCCCGAAAATACCACTTGTAAAGTTCGTTTCCTTCCGGACGCAGATCCAAAGAATACTTTCTTTTGGATTGAACGTGCAATGATCAAATTGCCGTTTGCTGGAATCAAAGGACAAGCTGACAGTAAGCCTGTTATTGTACAGGTACCCTGTGTAGAGATGTGGGGAGATGCTTGCCCTGTGTTGGCCGAAGTACGTACTTGGTTTAAAGATCCTAATCTTGAAGATATGGGTCGTAAGTATTGGAAGAAAAAATCCTATCTGTTCCAAGGTTTTGTACGCGATAATCCTCTCAGCGACGACAAGAC